AACCTTTTCGCTGTTTTCTTCTAGCTTAATGATTCGTGCTTCATATTCACTAAAGTCGGGTGCAACATATTCAGCAATCTTTTTCTTCATCCCAATGTAATCTTTATACGCCTCAAAAACTCCGTACATCCCACCTATGACCGAAGAAACAATACCAAATGCAATCATAAGTTTTGCGGGGGTAAACTCATATCCTCCGATGCTGATGACAGTATCTTTACTGGCATACTTTTTCATTGCCGCCTCTGCGGCTTCTACCTTTTTGTTTAAATCTACCTTATCTTCTGTACTGCTCATCTACCATCTCCCTGTGAAGTCTATCTGAACGTTGATTGAGTTGCCTTAATGCTCTAGCATTGTCTTGTATCGTCACACGTTTATAAATATCTTCAGGTTTGTAGAACGGCACATCAGGTATTTTCACCTCCAAATATTGACTAAAACCAGGAACATCCGCCATTGAAGCTAAAGCAACGTCTTGTGGATCTCTCGAACCGCTTCTTTGAGCTGCAACAGCGGCTGCTCTCGCAGTTTCCCTTGCGGTACTTTGCGTACTTCTTCTTTGTTCTGATTGTCTGGTTTGTTGTGATTGTCCACTTGACCCTTGCGGCGATACCTGCAATCCTTGCCCTAATGGCTGACTTGATTGTGTCGTTGATTCGGGTTTTGCAATCGCTTGGTTAACAATAGGATCGCTAGTGAACTGAGGAGTCGTTAATAACTTCGCAACATCCTCATTTCCCACAGAAGGCACACTTAGTGGAGAAGATGCGACAGAGGTTGTCGTTGTTGTGACTGGTTGTGTTACAGTTTCAATAACCTGCTTCTTTCTAAAAGCGTCTGCATATCCTGGGCAACCTGAATTGTATAAAGGGTTTGCCGCGCACTGTTGGTTGAAAAATGCCTGCTGATATAATGGGCATGATGTTGAAAAAAAGGGGTTCATACCGCATTGTTGATTTAAATATGCGGCTTCATATAGTGGGCAAGAAGTATTTGACAAAGGATTTTCATTACATGCTTTGTCGAACACCGCCTTTGCATATCCTGGGCACTTAGAATCGAATAGTGGATTGATACTGCATTGTTGGTTTAGAAATGCCTGCTGATATCCAGGACAAGACGGAGAAAATAAAGGATTTACACTACACTGTTGTGACTGATAAGCCGCAGAATAACCTGCACAGTTAGTTGAATACAGTGGATTGACATTGCATTGCTGAATAAAGAATGCTTGATAATAACCAGGACATGCGGTATTAAACAATGGGTTTGATGCACACTGTTGTTGTAAGAGGGCTTGTTGATATCCTTCACAGGTTGGAGAAGAAAGAGGATTAGCTCCACAAGGATCAATCGAATATCTTAATCGAATATCAATATCTCTTATCTCGGGACCATAATAACCTGCCCAGTTTCCCGCATCTCGACTTGATATAGAAACAGAAAAGTTTCCTAAAGAAGCAAGACTATAGTTATTTTTGAATTCTTCTGTTCCTGTGAATCTTGTCCAATCGTTTATTCTCCTGCCGTAGTCATATGTCTTTGTTTCAATAATATTGATGTTTGAACTATCGTACAAGCTCACTCTAATAGTCATGGGATCAAAAGAAGGGTTCTGTCCCGAACCTGCGTTAGCGTTTTTGATTGTCCATCCGTACTGATATCCTCGAACTTGAATACCTGTGCCTGAATTAGCTAATGCTTGATTTATTGCAATATTTTGATGTAAAACAGAACCGCCGTAGCTAAACAGAATAGCTCCGTCGCCTGATCTTTGAACAGGACAAGGTCCTCCGCTGGTGCCTCCCCAAATCATTCCATTGTGCTGAGTCAAACATCCCTGCCAACCTGATTGATTGACAATATTACTGGATGTTTGAATATCTTGAGCGTTAGAGTAAAAGGAGAAGAACAGCCAAGACGCCAAGCCCAGCAGAAATTTTTTGCCAGAAACTTGCATTTGAATTCTCGTTTAGAGGTTGCGGTTTACGATCCGGATTTGCATCCCAAACTTTTTTAGCCTCTTCACCAATCTTGCCGTCTATTGGGCATGGTGTTCCTGCATTCATCATCGCTTGAAAAACTCTATCATCTTGACAAAGAGTGGACACAGCAGCGACTTTCATTCCCATATCATAAAGATTTTTAGCTAACTTTAATCGTTCGCAATTTAAATCACGAACCATCGTACCACCGGAAATACCGAGAATTTGTGTTTGAACCGCTCCGCCTACACCAACTGTACAAAGGTCGTTGTTTAGGACATTAAATGAAGGAGAAACAGCAGTCGCGGGAGGCGATCTTACGGTTGTTTCGTTAACGCTATTTGAATTAGTGGTAACTGTACTTGAACTTCTTGAATCAGTAACAATCACATCAGATTGTGCAAAGCTTAATGTAGACATGACAAAAAGTACCAAAAACGGCAACTTTTTGTACATTTTACTTCCTTTATTGATTTTTTTGATGATTATGTTATAATACTATTTATGAAAAAAGTGCTATATACTTAAATATTAGTTCGTAAAGCGAGAAACTATGACACCCTCATTTATGGTTTTTGATAATTTCTATAGCAATCCTTATGACGTTAGGAACTATGCCCTAAGTTTACCATTTACGGTGACTGGTAATTTTCCAGGAGCAAGGACGGAACCGCTAAAAGGTGATAATTTCCAAAATGCCAAGTTGATAATGGAATCAATTATAAACAAAAAGATTACTTGGTGGCCAGAAGAATATAACACTTCTTTTCAATTTACTACAGAAGAATCAAAGACATGGATACACTATGATCCTTCAAATTGGGCTGCCGTTCTTTATTTGACACCAGATGCACCTCTTGATTCGGGAACGGCAATTTACATGCATAATGAAACTAAAATTTACATGTTGGATCGAAAGAATCCTGCTACTGATCTAAATGCTAATCAAGAAGTGAATGATATAACAAAATGGACTCCGATTGTACAAGTGGCAAACATCTTTAATCGTCTCATTATGTACAGAGGAGAATATTACCATCGAAGTGTTCGACCAGGTTTTGGTAAAAATCAATTCGATGGTAGGCTTTTTCAAACTTTCTTTTTTAATATAGGGGAATAAAATGAATATTTTGGGTATTAAATTGGTTACTGGCGACGAAATTATTGCAGATGTTTCTTTTACAGAAGATGGAAGATTTAAACTATCAAATTCAGTTCAATTTCGACTAATTCCTCCACAAAGACCGGGAACAGAACCAACAATGGGATTTGCGCCATTTCCACCACTTGCAAAACAAGGTAAAGATGTAACAACCATTGTGGAACCTCTTCATATCGTGTATACTTATACACCCGATGACGTAATTATCGATAATTACCGAGCAGCATTCACAGGAATTGTAACACCAACCAAACAAATCATCACAGGCTAATGTCAAACTTCTATACTAATGTTCAAGTGTCCGGCAACTATATTCTTTTTAGAGGTATAGTTGACGGGAAACGTATCAAAAATAAAATTGCATATCGCCCAAGCCTTTATGAACAAGCTAAAAAGGTTACGCCTTACACAAGCTTATATGGCGAATATTTACAAGAAATAAAATTTGATTCTATTCGTGAAGCCCGAGACTATCTCAAACAATTTGAGGACGTTTCTGGTAAAAAAATCTATGGAAATTCCAGATTTGAATACACCTTTATTGGTGAACAATATAAAGGAATGATCGAGTGGGATTTAGATAAAATTTCTATAGGTATTCTAGATATTGAGGTTGGCTCTGAGAATGGTTTTCCTGATCCTTATGAGGCAAACGAACCCGTCACAGCAATTGCTCTTAAATATGTGAACGGCGATATATATGTCTTTGGATGCGGAGACTACCAGAAAAAAGGTGATGAAATCTATACGAAGTGTGTAGACGAATACAATCTTCTAAAATTCTTTCTTAAACTTTGGACTCAAAAATGCCCAGATATTCTAACTGGCTGGAACACAAAGTTCTTTGATGTGCCGTATCTCGTCAATCGAATGAGAAAAATTCTCGGTGAAGATATGATGAAAAGCCTTTCACCATGGAATCAAATCAGAGAAAGAGAAGCATATATCATGAACCGAAAGCTTAAAGTCTATGAGCTTGTCGGCATCGGAGATTTCGACTACATCGAATTATATAAATGGTATTCTCCTAACGGAAAGTCTCAAGAATCCTATCGCCTTGATAACATTGCAAATGTAGAAATTGGTGAAAAGAAACTTGATTATTCTGAATATGATTCTCTGCATCAGTTGTATAAACACGACTATCAAAAGTTTATTGAGTATAACATCAAAGACGTTGAACTGATTCTTCGTCTCGATGACAAACTTAAACTCCTTGAACTCGGTATCACTCTTGCTTATGATACGAAAACAAATTATGATGATGTATTTGCACAAACAAGAATGTGGGATGCACTAACACATAATCATCTAAAAGAGAAAAACATTGTTGTACCTCCACGGGTGATTCAGGACAAAGATGCGGCTTTCGAAGGTGCATATGTCAAAGAACCACAAGTTGGTATGCATGAATGGGTCGCATCATTTGATTTAAATTCTCTTTATCCACATTTGATGATGCAGTATAACATCTCACCTGAGACCTTGATTGAACCTGAAAACTATACACAAGAAATGCGAAATGTTTTATCACAAGGTGTTTCTGTTGAAAAATTATTGTCGATGAGTGTTGATACAACAAATCTCGACAAAGTTACACTTACACCGAATGGGCAATTCTTTCGTACAGACATTCAGGGCTTTCTGCCAAAAATGATGGAAGAAATGTATGAAGATCGTAAAAAGTTCAAGAAGTTAATGCTTCAGGCCAAGCAGGAAAAAGAAAAAGAAAAGGACGATTCGAAAAAATATGATATTGAAAAACGAATCGCTCGATACAACAATCTTCAACTTGCAAAAAAAGTCTCTCTAAACTCCGCTTATGGTGCGCTTGGTTCACAATATTTTCGATTCTATGATCTTCGAATGGCTCTCGGTGTCACAACTGCTGGTCAACTTTCGATTCGTTGGATCGAAAAGAAACTCAATGAATACGTGAATGGTGTTTTGAAAACGAAAAAAGATTATGTCATCGCCTCTGATACCGACTCAATTTACCTTCGTCTCGGTGAACTTGTCAACAAAGTTTATGGCGTCGATGGCGTAACTTCTATGCCCAAAAATAAAGTCAT